AGACTAATTGGTAAATATTGAAGTAGTATTATGGCAATTAACAAAATAGCAGGCGAAACCTTAGAATCGAACCTTATTCGTAGCACGGATCTGTCGTTCAACGACACCCTCCTACACCTTGATGTTACCAACGGCAGGATAGGTATAAACACCGCCTCACCGGGTAATTTCAAGCTCGACGTCAACGGTAACACAAGAATATCTGGTAACCAGACCATAACAGGTGACCTTGTTGTGCAAGGAACGACCACAACCATAGACTCACAGAATTTAGTTGTTGAAGACAACATAATCACCATAAACGAAAATGCATCGGGTGCCACAGATGCTGGTATAATGATCAACAGGACATCAGAGAACAACGCATTGTTCATCTGGGACGAGACTGTGGACAAATTTAAATTTGGTACAACTACGCAGGATGGATCCACAGTCACAGATTTTTCAAATCTTACTCTGGCCAAGATTCAAGTTGGTGAACCTGCCGCGGACTCAGACGCATCAACTAAGAAATATGTGGACGATTCCATAGGCGGTATAGCTAGTAGTGACGGTGCAGGAACAAACCTAGGTACACCGGCCGACTCAACATTTGGTGACGGATCGTTCACACAACTTACATCGACAACAAAAGTCACCGAGGCCATCGATGCATTGAATGAAACGATGGAAAACATACGTAACAGCACATATGTAAAAAGTGTTACATTCACTGCAAATTCAACAAACATATCATCAGGAGACACAATCACACTTTCAATCACAGCAGTGGGTAACGCAAACAGATATGACATCACTTGGGGAGACGGCAACAGCGATACTGTTTCAACTACTTCACCGACTCATACATATACCAACACCGGCCTACAATCAATCACAGTGAGGGCCTACAATAACACAACGGCAGTTTCAGGTTCATCAGGGTCTGAAGCAAGTTTTACAAGAACAGATTACATTGTCATAGCCACAGCCGCACCCGTGGTATCATTTGCCATGTACGCGGCATCGTCAGGCGGTTCTCCGATCACTACCGCTGACACAGGTGCAACGGTATACCTACAGAATAACACCACAAACACAGCGGCAACAAACACATTTGATGTTGATTGGGGAGACGGATCCGAAAATACTATAGCCAATAACACAGCGGCAGGTGGACAAGGCGGAGCAAGGTTGGCACACACTTATACAAATGCATCAGGTGATGACGGATCTACAGTGGCAGGTACGGGTGCAGGTGACACCAAGTATGCAATCAAGTTAAGACTGCTTACACACCCAACAGCAGACGCTTCTACTTTCCCACAAACCGCAACAAGCAACTTTGAAGTATATTCGTCACACACAGCGGCATACACAGCGGCGGGTGGAGTTGTAAGGGGAATAAACGAAGAGTCTACTTCGGGATTTCCTGTAACATTTACAAACGTTACTTCAACAAATCCAGGAGCCAATTCTGCTTTCTCAGCCACACAACAATACACATACAACTTCGGAGAAGGTGATTCAAACACAGTTGTTGCAGTTGGATCCGGTGGTTCAGGTGACACAGGCAACACAATCAATAACACATTCAATTTAAGCACAGCACAACAAAATGCTGGTACAACTGTTACTTTCAATACATCATTATCACTTGCGAACGGGCATTCAGGATCGCCATCAACTGCCAATCTAAACATAATTGTTGAACCAGACGTAAGGGCGAACATAGCCGGTACCGCTGTCACAGTCAATACTGGCTCAGGCGATAACAGTTTGTCATTGTATGACTTAACTGACTTGGACGGCACTGACCGAGCAATAGCAAGATTCACTAACACATCAAAAAATGCTGACAATTATGTGTATGATTTCTTTGATGATTCAAGCAGTTTGACTACTGTGGCAGAAAATGGATCCAACGCAGGAAGTATTGGAGCCACTATTGACAAGGACTACTCAGGCACATCACCAGGTAACATAAATTTCAGATTCAGAGCGTCGGGCCAACCAGATACATTCTTCCAAGACGATGAAGAAACAATAACTTTTGTTATGAAATCAACACCAAGTGCGCCTTCTAACCTAAGTGCGAAGACTTTGACTTTAAGCGACTCGGCACAGGGCACATCACCAAAACTATGTGCTGGTTTTACGGACAACTCCAGTTCATTTACAGGACAGTCCGCAGGAGATTCATTAAGTACAACCACGGCTAGGCGTTATACTAGTGGCACAATAGACACAAATACTGTGACAAATTTCCTAGTGAACAATTCGAATGGCACAGATTCTACTGTGAACCAAACTGTCACTGCCAAGATAAACAATGTAGATGTAGGTAACAGGACATTCACCACATCTGAAGGCGGGTCTAACAACGACACATTTACTTCATTAGTTGTAACCAATCACAGAGACTATGATGAAATTGATGGTTCTTACGCCCAAAGGTTATATTTGGTTGCAACAGCTAAAATTACACAGGCACTGTCAAGCTACTCTATAGGATCTAATGCACAGAGGCTTGAAAGTTCTGCGGGAGGTAACACAGGCTTAGTATACGTCGTTAGAGATGATGTAACTGCAACACCTACCACTACAATAGGAACAGTATCACAGGCAAGTGCAGGCAGTTTCAGATACGTTTCGGGTGTGCCATATTACAATACTGGTTCACCTACATTACAAGTTTCAGGCACGACCATTGCTAACTTCACTGGCCAGGCGTTCCAGGATACAACGTCACCGCACGAAGTTGACAACGATACTAACCAAGAATCAACATCGGGTGATGTCATAACAAATACTGATTTTACATATGCGAATGTAGATGGATCAACCACAATGTTGACAGGTGGTGTACCGAATGCTGATACAGGTGTGGCAAGTGCTTACACAATAGGAAACTTGACTGTGCCAATCACAAGTTCAAGTGTTCGTGCAGTAAAAACAATTAAAGCTAGAAGTAAAAATGCAAACGGAACTGGATCATATAGTTCTAGTTCAACAAAAATTCAGGTATATACGGCCTCATTGTTATCATTAGACAACGAAGCAGGCGGTATAACTGTATCAGATTCTCTCGGCGACGGAAGCACACACACAGACGACGCTGTAAGAATAAGTGGATTTGGTTCGCTGTCAGGTGACACACCGTCACTGAATGATTCTTCAAATGCCAATTACTACACGGATCACGCATGGTCTGGTGCAGTCACCGTGGCAGGAACCAATGAAGCGATTTCGAGATTTGGGACAATCAAACACTTCACTACTGACCTAAGTTCTGGATATCTACCAGCAGGTCCTAATCTAACAACAGGAAGAGACGGTGGTGAGGCACAGTACTACAATTTCGCTTTCAGAAGAACACCTGCATCTCAGTTTTCAATCACAATGTCAGGAAAGGTTTCGGGAATGTTCATAGCTGTGCCAGGAACAGCCATTGACAGTGCATCAGGATTGAACGGTTGGCTAGATTGTTCAACACAATACGCAGGTGCAGGTGTGCCAGGAAGTGACACAGGCAACGGTGGTAACGGATCAAATGGTTGTGCCAAGACAGGCGGAGACAGAGTGATCGACAACACAACATATTCCAGTGAACAATTCACGTTCACGCTAGGAACAGAAAGTACTGCCAACGCCACAGGCAACGTTGTGCTAGTAAGGATAAAATTAAATTCAGGAGACAGTGTGACTGCTTTATCAGTAGGAACACCGGAATAGTATGGCAATAACTGACGCAAAAAAAGTAGACTATCTTTGGAAAAAGATCGGTTATGGTGCGACCAAGACAGACACCAATGCCAACAAGGCGGCACCCAACGAAGCCATTGCATCTCCATTACTTTTAAGGGGTGATAAGACATGGAACCAAGCAAACCTTATACCAGCGACTAAACCAGAATCAAGTTCGGGTGTGGTTACATGTTATCTCACAAGTTCACCTGTGGAGACCACAGCTGATGGAACTTCGACTACAAACAGAACTTGGAAGACAGGAACGACAGACTGGATTCCACCGGAATTTGGATCCACATACGGAGTAAAAGTTTACATACACACATCGTCAGATGCGGGCAATGCCGGAAGTATTTCTAATCAAGTTTTTGCGGCAGGTTCGGGCAACAACGATGAATGGTTCTTCGACTACCAATCAGGTGTCCTACATTTCATAGGTGCAAACCTACCCAATGGTGTAAACTTCTCAGGAAAATCGGTTTACATATCAGGTGCGAGGTACACTGGCACACTGGGTCTACAAAACTTTACAAGTGGTGCCAGCACAGGAAACACAGAATTCAACGCCAATGCCATAAACAATACTGTCACCAATGCCGACATGAGTTTTGGAACCACGGGTACAGGTCAATATGTGTTTACTGCTGATACAGGTGTTGTACTACCAACTGGCACTACAGCACAGAGGCCAACAGCACAAGAAGGGATTATCAGATTTAATACTACCACTGGTAGATATGAAGTATCACAGGACGGCTCTACTTACACAAACTTAAGAACTGATTCTGATGCAGACAGCATCACTAAAGACATTTTCACAGGCGATGGCTCTACACAGACTTTCACAATGAGTATTACACCATCTGGAGTTGAAAACATAGTGGTTTACATAGATGGTGTGATGCAGGAACCCACTCAAAACTATACTATATCAGGAACCACTATAGACTTTGGTGAGGCCGCACATGTGGGTGCAAGAATATCTGTGCTACATGGATTCGCTGATTAATCTATTGTTATGCCCGTAGGCGTATACACTATGTTAAATGTTTGCAACTGACTGGTAATGGTATTCATTACTGAGAGCTCCGGGTGAACCTCCCATTCAAATTCAGGTTGCCTTATTATAAAATCATAACAATCTTGTCCAGACTCAAACCACAGCCTGACACCTGACATCATGTACGTAGCATCCACTTGAAAATGTTTTCTACAGACAATCTTTAACACATTGTCCACCTTCATTCTAAATTTATTCATCTGGTCAACCAGATCTGGTCTTTCTTTAAGTATTTCGACGCTACGATTACGACACATTGCAGGCCACATCAGCTTCAAACTATACTTGTAGGATATTGCTTTATTTTGCACGGTCGATCAACTCCTGTAATTTAATAAAGGTATCACAGAATCCATTGTCAAGGTCATCCAACTGGTATGTCCTTGGTGGATCACAGATGTACGTGAACTTCGTGTTTGGATTTGCCAACATTATACTTTTTAGTCTCGTGAGTTCTACGGGATTAGATATATCATATCCCAGTAGAAAAATTATGGTCTGTCTGAGATAGACTGCCAACATCAAACTCAATGTCTGTGTTGAGCATTTCTCAGGATCTATATCATAACTCTTAAGTCCAGGGAAGTCAGGTAGACAGGTCACACCTTCGAAAAACACATATTTTTTGAACAATTTCTCTGGTGCCAACAGCTCAGTGCCGCGAAAATTGGCAGAATTTAAAATATCCTGTAGTGTGGTTTCTGTGTTGACTGTTGCGTAGTCGAATGTGGTGGTTTTATTAGCGTTTGCAGATGCTATAACCGGTCCTAAAGCACGGGCTTGTTCCAAGTCAAATCTAACGGGCAGATTGCCAACCACGGTTATATACGTACTTTTCATTGTCATGTGGTATTTAACACCTTTAATGCCTGTTTTTAATAAATATTCATAGTTTTGCAATCAAACCAATATCGATAAGGGGAATAAAAACAATGGCGATAGGACGAATAACAGGACAGATGTTATCTGCCAACCTAGCAAGGTCTGGAACTGATTTAGCATTTGAAACAAATTTATTAGCCTTAGATGTAACTAACAGTAGAGTTGGTGTGGGAACAGCCTCACCGGCAACTACTTTACACGTCTCGGCTACTGATGCACTAAGACTACCATCAGGAACAACAGGTCAAAGACCTGGCTCACCAGCAAACGGTGATATCAGATACAACTCAACAACATCAGCGATCGAAGGATATGTTGGTAGTGGCTTTGTTAAGTTATCAGGTGGAACATCACTTGAAGATGCTGACGGAGACACATCAATAGAAACTGAAAGATCATCAGACGGAGATGAGATTCATTTCGCAACAAACGGTAATGATGTTGGTCACATTAGATCAAACGGAAACTTTGAGTTAAACAATTTACAAATAGCAGACCAAACAATTACTGGTCTATCAACAAATGCTAACATCGAAATCACTCCGAACGGAACAGGTAAAACACAGATAACAAACTTGTTAGTTGCAGGTAGTGCCGACTTTGGTGACTTGAATGCCATTAATGTTGGAGACATCAATGTTGACACAGTAAGTTCAGATGACGGTGATGGCTTCGATCTAGTTCTAGATGACAATAAAGCAAACGCTTTAGAAATCAAAGAAGGATCTACAGCATACATGAACTTTGCTACAACGAATAGTTCTGAACTGATCACTGTAAGCAAAAACATGACTATTGCCGATGGTGTCACGTTTGCTACAAACACAGCAGACATCAATGGTGGTGCTATTGATGGTGCTGTAATTGGTGCCAACAGTGCGGCGGCTGTTACTACAACTTCATTAGTGGCAACGACTGCAGACATCAACGCAGGTACAATCGACAATGCTACAATTGGTGGTTCAACTGCGGCGGCAGGTACATTCACAACTGCCACGGCAACAAGTATACAAGCTACAAACTTAAAAGCAAATGATGGAACAGCATCAATGACGATTGCTGACTCATCAGGTAACGTTGAAGTAACTACAGCATTAACAGTCGCAGGTAACTTGACTGTAAATGGTACGACTACAACGATCGACAGTGCAACATTAACTGTTGAAGATCCGTTGATCCAATTAGCAAAAAACAACTCAGGTGGAGATGCCAACACTTTTGACCAAGGTTTATTCTTCAACAGGGGTTCATTGGCTAACGTTTCATTCATTTGGGATGAATCAGCAGACCAATTTGCGGCGGCTGTAACATCTAGTGAGGATGGAACAACAGCAGGAAACATCACAATAGACAGTTACGCTGGATTAAGAGCAGGTGTAATCACTGCATCAGATGTTGAGACAGGTTCAATATCAGCGGCAGACGGAACAGCGGCGGCGACTATTGCTAACTCAACAGGAGTTATCACTATCCCAAGTGCAGTATTGACTACAGCAGACATCAACGGTGGATCACTAGACGGTGTTACAATCGGTGCGGCATCAGCCGCGGCGGCAACTGTAAGTTCATTATCAGTAAGTGATGGTAACATCACGAACGCTGGTGATGTTGCACTTGACTCTATTAGTGCTGATGGATCAGCAATTGATATAACTTTAACTGACAACCAAGCGGCGGCATTGGAGATCAAAGAAGGATCTACTGTGTACATGAACTTTGCTACTAGTGACTCATCAGAATTGATCACTGTAAGCAAAAACATGACAATTGCCAATGGTGTCACTTTTGCTACAAACACAGCAGACATCAATGGTGGTGCCATAGACGGTACAACAATTGGGGCGAACTCAGCCGCGGCTGGTACTTTCTCAACTGTTGCGGCTACGACTGCTACTTTGACAAACGCACAGGTTACTAACGTAAAAGCAAATGACGGAACAGCGGCAATTGCCATTGCTGACTCGACAGGTGCAGTAACAATTTCAACTGCGGTTGAACTAGATGGTGGTAACGTAACAATCAACGAGAGTTCTGCAAGTGTTGACTTCAGAGTAGAATCAAATGGACATGCACACGCATTGTTCGTAGATGGTTCTGAGGACCACGTTGGTATCAAGACTGCCACTCCGGCATATGACTTAGACGTTTCAGGTTCAACTGATGCACTAAGATTGCCAAATGGATCAACTGGTCAGAGACCAACAGCGGCGACAGGTATCATCAGATTCAACACAACAACTGGAAAATACGAAGGTTGTGCAGATGGATCTACTTTTATAGACTTTGCGATAGCAGGTTCGGCACCAACTTTCACAAAAGAATCAACAACAGGTGACGGATCAACAACTACGTTCGCAGGTTTCTTCAGCTCTGCTCCAGAGTCAGCGAACAACGTTTTTGTTTACATAGACAACGTATACCAAGAACCAACTGAAAACTACAGTGTATCTGGTACTAACATCACATTTACTTCTGCCCCACACTCAGGTGCGAGAATTTTTGCGATAACTGGTGCAGATAATTCATCACTAGTAACAGGTGGTATTGCAAGATCTGAGACCAGTTCGGTAAACTTCACTTCAAGTGCGACTACTATCATGAGTTTCAACGCCGCCACATACAGATCGGCGGAGTTGTTCATACAGTTGACGGACACTGCTAACACAGAGTACGCGGCACAGAAAGCTGTAGTTGTACACAACGGATCAACTGCATTCATCACAGTGTCTAGTATCACTAACACTGGTTCAACTGATTTGGCAACTATCACTGCGGAGCATGATGGTTCAAACACAGTGAACGTACAAGCGACAAGTACTGGTGGTCAGACAGCGGCCAAAGTACAGTACTCACTAGTGGCGGCGTAATAAAACACGCAACTTAATTTAAACGCCCTGATGGTAAATACTACTGTTGGGGCGTTTTTTTTTACGGCCAAACATTAAATCAATTATAATCATGAGGGAAATATAGGAACCATGACAACAAGAAACTTTAGAGTACATAATGGTATTTCGGTTGGTGATATAGTAATATCAGCAAGTGCAAATACAATCACAGGAGGAGCGACGGCGGCACCAACAGCTGACGGCCAATTCTCAAACAAGAAATACGTTGACGATTCGATCGCGGCAATTTCAACATCAGCAATCACTCAAGGTAACAGTAACGTAACAGTAACTGACTCAGGTACAGGTGCTATCACGGTATCAGCAGATGGAACAGAAGTGGCAAACTTAGCGGTAGCGGCTTCAACGATCACTGCCACAGGCGACATCAACCTTACAGCAGGTGCTGACGTTAAGATTCCAAACAACATAGGAGTTGTTTTTGGTGATGCTGGTGAGAAGATCGAGGGTGACGGAACAAATTTAACCATTTCGTCTTCTGGAACACTTAACATCAACAACACAGGTCTTGCAACTGTATCAGGTGCATTGACAGTGTCTGGAGATTTCACAGTAAACGGAACAACGACGACAAACAACTCAGTCAACTTGACAGTAGATGACAACATCATTGAGTTGAACTCTGGTATATCAACATCAAACAACGATGCTGGTTTAATCATTGAAAGAGGTTCAACAGGTGACAACGCTTGTTTCATTTGGGATGAATCAGCAGATTCATTTACACTTGGTACAACAACTGCGACAGCAGGTGACAAATCAGGTGGTATAACAGTATCAGTGGGAACACTTGTTGCCAACTTGACAGGAACAGCGACAGCGGCACAGTATTCTGACGTTGCTGAGCGTTTTGCATCTGACACAACTTACACACCAGGTACAGTTGTTGCATTGGGCGGCGCTCAAGAGATAACGCAAGTTAACGAAGAAGCATCAGACGAAGTGTTTGGTGTTGTTTCTAGCACGGACCAAGCGGCATTCATGATGAATGGTGGCGCAGGTTCAGACGACACACACCCATACATCGCAATGACGGGTAGGGTTGATGTCAAAGTTATCGGTACAGTGAACAAAGGTGACAGACTAGTATCTGCATCTGTTCCAGGTTATGCGAGAGCGGCTACAAAAGCAGAATGCACAGCATTCAACGTGATTGGTAGAGCTTTAAACAGCAAAACTGAAACTGGAAAAGGATCAGTATTAGCGGCAGTAAGAGTTAGCCACTAGTAAATACTCATACTTTTTAGTAGAATCAAAGGGCGGCTCTAGGGTCGCCCTTTTTTTATGACAATAAAAACAGACTTCACGGACAAAAATGGCAACTATGATATTCTTTCAAAATATGTTAAGGGAAAACAATTACAAAGAATAATTGACATAGGAGCATGGTGGGGTCCATGGTCATTACATTGGCAACCGCATGCGGACAAGTTGGAAATATTTGAACCAAACCAGAAGATATTGCCAATGCTTGAACACAATATTTTAACATATAATAATTGCACATTACACAAAACCGCTCTAGGAGATAAGAAAGGCACTGTGTCTATGGGATATGCTACACATTCAGGTACGAATCATGTCACAGAATCACAAGGAGACATCCAGATGAACACCCTAGATAGTTACAATTTTAACAAAGTAGATGTGATAAAGATAGATGTGGAAGGATATGAATTATCAGTGTTGAACGGGGCAAAGCAGACTATCACAGAACAAAAACCTTTGTTACAAATAGAGATGAACAAAGCCGGCGAGAGATACGGAATACACAAGAAACAAGTGCATGACCTCCTAAAAGACTGGGGCATGACCAGATTAGCCAAAAAATGGCCTGATCAGGTGTGGACATTCGAATAGCATAAATACTAACACTGCTGTCGGCCGGCAATGATAACGAGGCTGTGTACGGCGTATGCTGTACTAACATTATTATAGAAGGAGTACTGAAGTATGGCCATAGGTCGTATATCAGGATCGGTATTAAAGTCCAATCTGACCAGGAATGGTGTCGATCTTGCATTTGAAACAAACCTACTGTATCTCGATGTAACGAACAGTCGCGTGGGTATTGGTACTTCAGAACCATCAACAGCACTACACGTAAACGGAACAATAACTGCGTCAGGATTGACCGGTATTAGTTCGTTATCTATAAACAACACATCAACGGACGACAGCCTACTCATAACCAGCACCGAAGCATCAAGTTCGGCGGCACCTGTGATAACACTGAAACGTAACTCAGGATCACCGGAGGACGCTGATTATCTTGGACAGATAAAATTCAAAGGTGAGAATGATGCAGACCAAGAGGTCGTGTATGCCAAGATGACAGGTAAGATACTGGATGCCAGTGATGGCACAGAAGATGGTATCATAGAATTCGCTCACAAGAAAGCAGGTTCAAACGTAATCACAGCAAGATTCAGATCTGACTCTTTCCAACTTTTAAATGACACAACTCTAGTCGTGCGAAACATCACGTATCCATTGGCTGACGGATCAGCAGGTCAGTTTATGACAACTGACGGATCTGGAAATCTAAGTTTCGCTACTGTATCAACCAACTCTATATCACAACTTAACTCCAATGTCACGGTAACAGATTCGGGCACAGGTGCAATCACCGTGGCCGCAGATGGTGGAACGATAATCACCATGAATGCCACAACGGCTTTGGACGCATCTGGTGTTACCAACGCAATAAGATTACCCAACGGTACAACTGCACAGAGACCAAGTGGGGCAGTTGGTGAGATAAGATACAACAGTTCAACAGATGCCATAGAAGGATACACTACAGCGGGTGGATGGGCACAACTTGGTGCCACTACTACGACTGCGGAGAACACTGACGATGTTGCGACAGGTACCAGTACGGCAATAAGCACAACAGAAAAAATTATAAATCAATTCGCCACAAGCAGTTTCGACAGTGCGTGGTACCTGGCAATTACCAGAGACGAGATCAATGACCAAGTGTCAACTGCCAAATACAGCCTAGCACACAACGACTCAGCGGCCGTGGTATCAACATCGCACGTGGCCAGAAGTGATGACACTAATTCATTTGTAACTGTAGATGCTGATGTAACCGGTGGTAGTGCAAGACTGAAAGCCACCGGAACAAGTGTTGTAAACTCCGTGTCTTTCTACAGGATAGCACTGGGTGACAACACCTCAGCAGGCACGACAGGTAATGTAACGAATGTGATCAACTCCGATGTTGACTCTGCTTCAGAGAGCATAGATAGTTGGGCTCATGCATCATACCGGGCGGCCAAATACTACATATCAATTAACAATGCATCTAAGACAGAAGTTTCAAACCTCGAAGCATTGGTCGTGCATGACGGTACCACAGCATACATCACATCATATGGTGCCACCAACACAGGATCCAATGACCTTATAAATTTAACAGCGGCCATTAGTGGTTCAAATGTTGTGGTCAGTGCAACAGGTAACGAACCAAATCTGAGGGTAACTGCATACAGGATTTTGTTAGCAGACGACGAGTCAGGGTCAACTGGAGATAATGTTAATGTTGTTGCCGCAACCACAGTGAGCTCAACTGCAACAAATGTAGACTCCTTTTCAAATTCTACCTACACAGGTGCGTTCTATGTGTTCACAGGCTACAACGCAACAGAAGGTGCGGCCAGTGCCTCAGAGGTCATGGTTGTGTCAAACGATGATGTTTATATCACAACAGGTCCAACAATTTCCACAAAGGGCACAGATCAGTTAGAGTTTTCTGCCACACAATCTGGATCAACCGTAACAGTAAAAGCGGCATCAACATCAGGGTCAAGCACAACTGTCAACGGTTACAGGGTACACATGCTGAGGGGATCAGCAGGTGCATTGACGGCAGACACAGTGCTTGTATCAACAACACAAGACATAACAGGTGAAAAAACATTCGATCTTCCTATTGCATTAACTGTGGGAAGTGATCCATCCGGCGTCACAAACAAGGCACACATATATGCCAAAGACGAATCTTCAAGTGCAGAAGTGTTCGTTAGGGACGAAGCGGGTAACGTAACAAAAATATCACCTCACAACGAAGAGGGCGATTGGGAATATTATTCTAAAAACACAAAAACTGGTAAGACAGTGAGAGTGAACATGGAAGAAATGATACGAGATATCGAAAAACTAACAGGCAAGAAATACATCAAAGATTGCTAAACAATCAAATCTAATATAGTCTGTAACTTTCCCTTTATACTTTTATTGTTTAAAGTATTTTTGAGACCCATGTGTAGGTTCTTGGGCCAGCATTCAAACGCACACCAGCAGTAACCTGAATGTTCCGCATTAAGTCTTGGTATGAATTCTGATTCAATCGCTATCAGATACGTGTGGAAGAAGAACTTCTGATCGTTTGACGTGAACATCTCCAATGGTATAACTTTCTTGAACTTGGGCGTGTCCCCCACTTCTTCCTCAATCTCACGTTTCAGCCCCTCAAACGCACTTTCCGTGAATTTGCTCTTGCCACCCACAAGTCCCCAGAGTCCTTGTGTCTTCTTATCCGTCCTCTGTAGGAACAGGAAACGCTTTGTGCTGGTGGAATAGAACAGTGCGCCGGAACAGACTATGTTTTCTTTCATATCTTATTATAACAATAATGTACTAGATTATCAAGGAGTAGTTGCGTCAAGGGATGGGTCATACGCAGTGTTACCACCATCTAAAACAATACTCCAATTACCTTGGGTGTAGACGCCCTCGTATGACTTCAACCATTCCGTGCCATTGAATCTGTATTGAATACCTGTGTTAAGGTTTGTAACGTAGTGCTGAGTTGAATCAGGATTGGACGCATCAAAGGCCACATTCCATTTACCGGTTGCACTATTGTACTCAATTATATCACCTACACTAGCTACCAACGTTCCCCAAGTAGCACTTTGGAAACTTGCTGTTGAATCTCCAACATCATTTATCACAAGATACCTGTCACCATTGGCAGGTGTGCCTGGATCGAACGTTGCTGGATTGATAATTTTCTTAACCGCAGTCAGTGTGTTGCTTGGTATGGTGTCACTGTCAATGGTATAAAGCAATATGGTATCGTCTAATGTTGTGGTGGCGATAGTACCAACGATCTGATTTCCGTTTGGTTGTGTAAGCCTTATCTGTGATGTTCCATTTATTACTTTCCCGTACTGATCTAACAGGATTTTCCAATTGACTGGTGGGCCAAATGTTTCAAAAGGATCGAAATTGTTTGGTTCATTAGCACCTGTCTGAAATCCATCGCCGCCGGATTTGACGTTTACTCCGGTGGTGCCCAGCAATCTCAACTGATTACCTGTCACTAATAAACCAAAATTGTTTGGTGTGATGAAACTTCTCGAAATTAGCTCTCCATCTATCAAACCTTTGGCTATGCCACCGTCATCGTCGTATATGCTCATAATTATTTTTTGCACAACTCCTAGTTTTTTTACTTTTACAGGTGGAGACAACCATATAGGCATGCTGAAAGTTAATGAGGCAACATCAATTTCACTCTCCGCACCAACAGGAATAGTCCTAGAGCTGAATGTAATCCCCGTAAGTTCAACGTAACTTAAACTGGTCCAATCAATGTAATTGTCTGTTTTTTGTATTTCAAAATCCGGATTGAATAGATATAGAATCTGCTCCATGATTTGTAATTTTTGATCGGTATTTGATGAAAATATATCTGCCGTAACTTCTAGCCTAAAAGGTGAAGGCATCACCTTTTCAACTGTGTAACCTGCACCCAATTGATTTGTGTAATTTCCGTCACTGTCTACATCTCTCTCACGTAGGTGTTGCTTTTCAATATGATAAGGATTTTGCATTCTTTCTCTGTCGTAATTTAGTTCTCTCACATATGCGGCAATTTTAGGAGCAAAATTCAATGCGTTTTCACTGTTGTTCCTTATGATATTTGCTACTTGTCTTGTGGGATCTCCGTAAACTACAGGCACTGCACGTAAATTTACAGAACCGTCACTGGTCTTTCCAGTTTCAACAGAAAAATTACTCAATATTCTTATAAACTGCGTCAAAAATTTCCTAACCTGTCCTTCGTAAAAATGTAGCATTAATTGTCAGCCTTTGGTTTTAGCGCATTCGAAAGTGATTGCCTTTGTGTGACTGTGAGTCCGTTTATTGTTGACTCCGTTGTATTGTTAACAAATCCAGTCTTATAATTTAGTCTACCATCAGTGTTGGTCATATTAATCCTGACGGAATCCTCAATCTTCACCCATCTGTTTCCGTCATATCTGAATAATCTGTTTGGCAAGTAGTCAGTCCTCAAGAAATAATCACCCTTGTCAACATTAGACGTTGGGAAAGATATACCAAACCCAGCTGGATTTCCATTTGGAGCAACACCATCACCATCTAGATAAAATCCATAGTGAGAACTTGCAGGAGTATCAATGACTGCATTCACACTCTTATCACCGCTGGCTCTCTGTGCCTCTGTGTTTACATTATCTGTTCTAATATTGCCCCTTTCATCGATGGGTGCAACATAATATTGTTTGTAATTGAATCCTGCCTTAGGTGCATCTGCTTCTGCTTGAGCAACAACCTGATCATTAATTGTTTTTTCTCTGTTGTATGTACTCATATAACTGGCCACAGAACCTTCTGTTGTCGCGTCACCAATTACATCTCTAAATTCCTGAGAGTCGACTAGTGTTTTCATTTTTAATCTTAATAAGTGTGGCCACCAAGTCTGCGAGAATCCTTCTGCCGCTCTGTTTACATCTTCAACAACATAATATCTTTTCAGTGCTATAGGCACACTCTCATCTAACGAATAATCTTCCTTCATGTGCGGGAATTCTATCACATCACCACTCATTGGCTTCCTTCCGATTCTTTCCACAATGTCATTTAAATGAACAGTTAAGAACAATGTGTCATTCTGTAAGAACATGCCAAACTGCGATAGATTAAAGTCTGCATCTTGTACGTTGTATATTCCTCTAACGACATAGACATCATCTGAATATTTCCTGTCTCTGTTTTCTAGAAATAACAAATCCTGTATGGTTCTCTCATTCAAACTATCACCAGAGTACTGAGGTTGTGTGGGAGATGCGGCTCCGTCCTTGTTTGTGTCCCCTTGATCGTATGGTCCTAGGTATTTGTGTAGGTGTAGATCTGTACCTCCCACCTGAAACATCTCTCTAATGTTTCGATCAAAGAACTTGTAGTCATTGCCCTTTTCAGGCTTAAAAATGGATAATCTTGGCATATCATACATATTTATTGCCAAGGCAAAGGCTATAAATATGAGTATGTCAGAACTACAAACAGGACAACAAGAAATATTTGATTACGTTAAAAACAATCTAGGTGAAGGAATGATTGATGTTGAGTTAGACCCTAAACACTATCAAACGGCGCTAGAAAGAGCAATCAACAAATTTAGACAAAGATCCTCAAACGCAGTAGAAGAATCATATGCATTCCTTGAATTAAAGAAAAATCAAAATAGTTATATTCTACCGGATGAAGTAATTAACGTAAGAAGCTTACATCGTAGAACGGTCGGCTCAAGAACAGAAGGCGGAGAAGGCGGAACCTTATTTGAACCTTTCAATTTAGCATACACTAATACATATTTGTTGCGAGCAGGGGCAACAGGTGGACTGGCCACTTACTACGCATTCGCTTCATATCAAGAATTAGTAGGAAAATTATTTGGAAGTTTTATCCAATTCCATTATGATAATGCCACTAAAAAATTGACTATTACACAACGACCAAGAGCCGATAACGAAACTGTTCTGATGCATACAGATAATTTTAGACCAGACATAACCTTATTCAAAGATATCTACTCCAAGCCATGGATTAGAGATTACACACTAGCAGTATCTAAAATAATGTTAGGTGAAGCAAGAGGCAAGTTCAACACCATTGCCAGTCCACAAGGTGGCA